TTAAAACTAGGATCAAACGGTTGCACTTTACAGCCAATGCCTGTGAGATAGTCAATAAAACGATCTTCTTCTTTATGCCCACGATCAAATAATCGTTTTACACGAGGTTCGGGTTTATCACCACCGCACCAACGGAAGCCGTACCATAATTTACGCTGACATTCATCACCGATTAGACTTGCACCTAAATGAGATCTTTCTTCATCACCCCATTTACGGTCGCAGTAGTTATCTACATCAATCGCTAACTGCTCTGCAATCTTTTTTAATTCCAATGTGTTCACATCAACTCCTTAAAGTAAAGGGGTAGTGTTAGCCACCCCTTTTATTACCGCACCTTTATTGATTATTGACCGTTATTTTGATTTACGGTTGCACCCCATTGTGGCTGTGCAGGTTGTTGCCCGAACGCAGGTGCTTGCTGTTGAGCTTGTTGCTGTGGAGCAAAACCTTGTGGGGCTTGTTGTTGAGCAGGAGCTTGCTGTGCAAACGCAGGGGCTTGTCCGTTTTGTGGCACAAAGCTATTCGCAGGTTGCTGTTGTTGAGCAAATGCAGGAGCTTGTTGCTGTTGCGAAGCGAAGCCTTGTTGTTGCGGAGCTTGTGCTGTTTGGTTGCCACCATTAGCACTTTCAAGCAATTTTGCTAATTCAACGGTATATTGAGTGTTGGTTGTAACCATTTCACGGAAATCACCGTTTGCACTTGCAATTTCAAAGCCGTCAGAACGCAAGATTTTTTTGAAGTTTAAATATTGACCTTTCGGATCTTTATCAACAATGACAATGAACGGTTGATTGTGGAAAACACCAGTATCATTAATGATTGCACCTTGACCTAACGTGTGGCTCAATGTGGATAGGTTTTTCATACCGATACGCACTGGCACTTCATCACCACTGATTGCACAGCTAAGATTTAATTTTTGACCTACATAATCAGTACCGCAAGAAGAATGTAGGATTTCACAATGCAAGTTTACACGTGTTGATTTGTCGAAGCCGTTATCATCTTGATACGTTTTGATTTCATCTTCTGTAATCATAACCAAATGTGCAGACGGCACAGGTACGTTTGCGAATTGGCTTTCGTTTTGAACTGGATTGAATTGTGATACATCTAAATTTAAGTTTGCCATAGTTTGCTCCTATTAAGATTGTGGCTGTTGTGGGGCAATCCCACGAATTTTATTGATTATTGCTCCAATATCTTGCGGTTCATCATCAAATAATGTTCCACTACGATCACGAGCGATATAATCGGGTTGGTTTTTTGTGCTTGCAACCATATATTCCTGTGCTTTATTGTTAATCACGAAACGTTTTGATTGGAAGCGTAGAATTACATCAATTAAATGTGTAAATTCTGTGTAAAGTTTCTTACCCTCAAGGCTAGGCTGATGATAAGGTTGTCCGTTGTTGCTACCACACTCCTGCTTACAAATGAAGATTACATTGTGCGGAATTTGGTTTACGAGTTGATAAGCCCAATTCATCATTTTGTCAGCCATAATGCCATAGGCTTGTCGTCCGTCTTTCGCTTTAGCGATTTCTACACGTAAAAGCTGTGTGGCTAATTCCGACCAACTATCAATGATGATTGTATCGAACTGTTTAGCTTCTGCTGACTTAGACCACTGTACAAAACTTTCAAAATTTTGTAGGCAGTTCTCGCCTCTACAATCAACAATCGGGATTTGCTCGTTTTGAATGGAGAGCAGACCATTTTCAACCGCTACAAGCACTGGTTTAGGCGAAGTGATTGCACAGTTTCGGGTTTTGCCCGTGCCTGCTCCACCGTAAACTATCATCTTGATACCAGTCTTTGAGATTAACTGGTTCGGTAGTTTTAAAAATGAACTCATTTTTTACGACCTATTTTCTTTAGTTGAACGTAGTAATATCGGATATTACTTTTATGTTTGATTAAATAATACCCTAAAATGATACTATTAAACACAATAAGCGATAATTCTACGTTATGATTATCATCAATGAATAAATCAATGACAAGAGAAATGATACACGCTAATTCTAAAATAGCAAGTAAAAATGTTACAGCTAATACATTAAACTTTCTGAAATTCATTTCCATAACAGCCACCTTACAATTAAACTTATGCTTTTTAAAACCATAAGTCAAAATCGCAAATGTTAGTAAATACACAAATAAAGTTATCATTTAATCCTCAATGCTAAATGTATCTGTATATGTTAAAGTTAAAAACGGATCGATTACCGCTTTAGCTTCAGCAGGAAGTGTATCATACACACGTTTATTTAAACTAGGCGACCACGTTAATAATTGCCCTGCTACCTCATTCCCACAAATATTGGCGATTGTTGCCATAGCCCCGTTAAGAGCCTGTAAATCGTCTTTTGCTACGGAATACTTTTGAGAGTGTGCCACTTTAAGCGTATAATGGTTAGTCTTAAAGCGGTTTGTGCCGTCTTTAATTTCTTCCTTAATATAAGCCATTACGTTACTACGAGCTTCTTTCTCTTTTAGTTGAGCTTCTGAAAGTTCATTTTTAGCGTGTCGCCAGTTGTCTAACACAACACCTTTTGCACGTGTAGATTGTACTTCTTCTGCTTCAACTTCATCATTAAATCCTGTTTGTAACATCATACCACCTCTTTATGTGAAATGCTATCTGTAAATTTGAATTCAATTTTAAACAATTCAATTTTGTTTTGCAACACATATTCGTTAATTTTTTCAATTAATTTTTCGTGTTCAAGTTTTAACCATACCACAGGCACAAGAATTGCTGTTGTCGGCACACGTTTAACGAATACACCGTTTACAATTTCACCGCTACGATATGAAATGGTTGTTAATGCCATATTCAAACATTCGTATAGGGTAGTGCCTTGCAATTTAGCAAACTTACTGGCTGAAATAATAACGTGGGAATATGCTTGACGGACATATTCCAAACGGTGTTTATTATTTGTATTGTTTAAAGGGAAGTATGTTACAGCTAATTCAATAAATGAATTTAAATTATAATGTAAATTGTAATATTCATTCCCTAATGCAAAGTCTTTCAACTTATGGTAATAATTAGTAATACCTGTTACACCGTATAAGCGTTCGTATTGGCTCGCCATAACGGTGCATACGGTAATGCTATCACCAATGCCGTCCATAATGCCGATTAAATCTTTTTTAGTGTAGGCTTCCCCTAGTTCGCCAAATTCTGAATTTAATTTCGGAAGTTGATCTAATGGAGTGAGTTGATCTAACCCTTTACCTTTCGACCAATCTACCAGTAAACGCAGTAAATGGCTTACTTTTTCGTTTTCTTTCATTTTATACCTCTATAGTTAAGTGTTATTCGGTAGTCGCTATAATACAGGGTTAGATCTTTTTGTCAAACAATTTTTATCAAAAAAATATAAATTTTTATTTTTAAGTACAAATTTGAAAAAGTGCTTGCAAATTTGTTTTTCTTATAGTAGTCTTTGACAAAACTTTTAACGAGAGGATTAACAAAATGGATACTTCTATTATTTATAAGCACGATTACCTAAAGGAAATCAGCGATCGACTAACGGCTAAAGCTGAAATCTTAAATATTTCTAACTTAGCAGAGCAGGCAGGTGTGCCACGTTCGGTTGTTGCGAATTTTGCAAAAGGTGAAATTCCTACCACTTCTTTTGAAAATGTTGTTAAACTATACAAATTTCTCACCGAAAACAAGATTTAATAAGGGGCTATGCCAATGTTTTCAAATATTCCTTACGAATTGCAAACCTACAATCAATGGGTGATGTGGCGGTTCGTTACGTTAGACAACGGGAAGATAACAAAAGTGCCATTTCAGCCAAACGGAAAATACGCTAATGTTATGGATAGCTCAACGTGGACGGATTTCAACACTGCAATCAATACTAAAGGTTTTGACGGTATAGGTTTTGTTTTAACGCACAATGACCCGTTCTGCTTTATCGATCTTGATGAAACAACAGATCAAAACGTTCTTGAACAGCAACGTTCCATTTTCCAAAATTTTGCTGATACGTATGCAGAGTTATCGCCTAGCGGTAAAGGCTTGCATATTATTTGTAAAGCAGTAACGGAGCAAGGCTGTAAACGCAGTGGAGTTGAATTGTATTCTAACGCTCGTTTTATGACAATGACTGGTAACATTTACAATAAAAAACCAATCGTTGAATATCAAGCGAACATTAATACTTTATACAGAGCTTTAACCAAAGACCGTAAAGATTTTCAAGTTGTCAATCAAAAACAGCATATTTCTGATGAAGAATTAATTGCTGTGGCGAGCAGTGCCGTAAATGGTCAAAAATTTATTGATCTATATCAAGGCAGATATGGCTTATATTATAAATCTCAATCAGAAGCCGACCACGCATTAATCAATATTATCGGGTTATATAGCCGTAATGTTGAGCAAATCGCTCGTATCTTTAGATCCAGTGCGTTAGGACAACGGGATAAGGCTAAACGTGATGATTATGTAATGGCAATGGTTAAGCGTTCGTTCGATAACTATATTCCACCGATCAACGTTGAAGAATTAGCTGAAAAAGTGCGGTTAGCGAAACAAAATTATAACAGCCAACTTGCAAAACCTGTTAGGGGCAAGCCTGTAAATTTGAAATTATTAACGCTCCCACAATTATTCCCGAATGAGATTGCGGTTATCGATCAAAATGAGCCATTACCTGATTTGAAAAATGTGCCGTTCTCTTATTCCGAACAGTCAATGAATGTTGATTTTGATACGTTGCCTGACGGTTCGGTTAAAGAGATTGCACGGTTCATCTATGCACAAGCTCCACGCCCTGTTAAAACAATCGCTATGATTACAGCGTTAGCGTTTATGAGCGGTATTTGTGGCAGATCCTATAATATCAGTGGTACAGGCTTAAATAACTATT